GCTAGCCACACCGCTCTGTAGGAGCTGGATCATTACCGGCCGCGCTTCTTCAAAATACTCGGCTTTTTGGCTGAAACTGTTAATTTCGCCCAAAAGAGCCTGATTCTGCTGCTGTTCCTGTGCCTGCTTCCATCCTTGAACCTCGCCGCGAACGTTATTAAGCTCGTTCTGAAGCGCGTAGATAGTCGGATCAACTGGCGTCTGTTGTGGCAGATCGCCCATATCGGATAAATTTACTCCGTAACTTTGTGCAAGTCTAGCAAAATATTGACGTTTTTCCTGCGGATTACTGTAACGCAGGGCGTGGTCCGCTTCCATGAGGGCTTTGACCGCTTTAGGCGCATCTATGCCTAACCCTTGTATCGTGGTCATGTAGGGGTTCAACACCTCCTGCATTTGGTCGGCAAACTGTGCTTTTGAAAGTAGCGGCTCGACGCCTGCCTTCATCTCATTTTCACGTTGCCAGGCGTATTCCTGAATCCGCGCCGGGGCGGTTTTCCAGTCCTCGTGATAGTCCTTCTTCCAGCTAGCCGGGGGGCGCTTCCAAAGCGGCTCGTCAACCGGCGCTGCCGGTTCGGCTTTTACCTGTTCGGGTTTGGCAAACTTACCGGCCTCATCCCGCGGCTTTTCGGCTTTTACCGGTTCCGCTTTCGCAGGTTCCGCTTTCGGGGCGGGCTCGGCCGCTTCGGCCGCTTCGTCAAATTGCTGGGAAAGCATATCCCGGCGGCTGTCGGCGTTTTCTACCGGAACAATCTCATTTAAATCGGACATTTTGTTACTCCCTGTGGGGGTTTACCTACGGATGAAACGAATATCGTCGCGCAGCTTGGCCAGCACGCGGTTAGCCTGGTCGTGCGTCATGTTGGCGACCTGCGCCCGCAAAACGTCCCGGCGTGTGTCTTTTATTACCGGCGCTTTGGTTTCCATTTTTTCGTTGCCAATCTCAATGCAGTTGTGCTGTTTCAGGTGCGCCCGGTGCTGGCTGCGGCTGGTAATCATGCTGCCGTCTGCCATAGACTGGTAGGGCTGGATGTCAGGCATGATGATCGGCGCCACGGGATCTGCGTAGTATTCAGATTTTTCGATTAATTTGCCGTCAATTTGAATGTAGGTTTTTCTCATAGCATTAGCATTAAAACGCTTTCCTCGTCATCATCAGTTGTCCGAATTTCGGCCAATGGGGCGATCTTTTTAGCCACAACGACAGGCTTGCCGTAAATAGATTCGGCAATTGTCGCCCTTCTTTTGTCGTTGTGCTCTTTATCATGCTGCCACTTTGGTTTTTTCTCTTTAAACGGTTTGCCGTCGTGTCCGTCAAAAATCAAGATTGCCGGGTCTACAAAAGCTTGTATATTTGTTACGTCATCGCCCTCAGTCCACGCCAGATCTGCGTTTGCCGATGTTCCGGCAGAGTTTGCCGTTATTGCCGTTATGTCATTTTCTGAAGTCCACGCTATTGCTTCTATGCTACTAGCGGTTAATACAATTGCACTTACATCATCGCTTTCCGTCCACGCTAACGTTGCCGACAATCCGGCCGAAGATACCGTGGCCGCAATCGCCGTTACATCGTCTGCTTCTGTCCATGCTAGTGCTGCACTTTGGCTGACTGTTGCGGCACTACCCGTTACATCGTTTGCTTCTACCCACGCCGCCGTTAAAGTCTGGCTTACCGCCGCGGCAAGCGCGTTTGCGTCATCGTCCTCAGTCCAGGCAAGGCTTGCCGAAGCACTCGGGGATTGCAGCGCCAGTAATATGGACATTCAATTTCTATTCCTCAATCCACAAAACGAAATAAGCGTGTGTCTGCCCAGCAACCAATGCTGCACCGGCAAAGTTAAGCGCCAAACATTCCGTAACGCCGCGCAGCGTTACACATTGGTCAACGTTGCTATTTTGAGCTGTGGCTAACAAATCATAGCCAGCGTCTTGCACAACACCAGCAAACGATGCCGGAATTGCCGCAGGACTTGCTACACGTTTTGTTACGATAGTGCCCACCGTTGTGCCCAACGCACCAGGATTGGCCGTGAAATGCCCAACGCGGTTAACTGATGCCGCCGGATTAGTGGAATCCAACGCAACAGCGGTGGCTGCGACAAAAGTGCCTGTTGTGTCGGCGGTACTTCGCTTTACTAGCGAAAACGCTTGCGAACCTGCCGCCGTATTGGTGGTGGCAATGTAAAACGCCAAAATGCGAACCGTTTTTGTTGCAGAGCCTTCAATAATCACAAGGTCAGTTGGCGTTGCAACCGGCGTAAAAGTGCTTGACGCCATGTATGTCTTTTTAACTTGCGCCGAAATTTCGCGCCCCGCCGAATCGTAAAGAGTAACACGCGCCGCCTTGCTAGTTGGGTCTACGGTAAGTTGGTCTGTGCTTGCGCCGCTGACGACTGCTATAGCCATAATTTATACCCACGCCCAATTTAAGTTAAACACGCCATACGTTTTTCCCAGCGTGCAATCTATGTAAATATCAAATCCAGTTCCTGCGACAATATTGCCGGTTGTTACTTTCAGCGCCTCAACAGAATGCTCGTCAACGGTATGATCTGCCGACGTTTCGCAGCGCACCCACGCTTCAACTAATGAACCGGTCAATATTAATGCTTGGCCGGTTATTGTTTTTGTTACACGGCTATCATTAGTATTCGGTGCCCCAGAAGTAAAATCAACCGTTGTGGTGCCGGTTGCCATTACGCATTTCCCCTTGTGATCGTCCAACTCGTTGCGTTAATCGTAAGGCCGACGCTGATGGTTGTCGTGTTGAGTTGCAAGTCACCACCGCCGCCCGTGGCCGTTACGGATCCGTCGATTACCTGCGTGCCGCCAGAGGTGACAACGCGGAACCATGAAGCGGTCGATGCCGCCAACCCTGTTGTGCTGGATGGCAGTGTTGGGCTTAGAACCGCAGCGGCAGCAGCAGGAGCAAACGGACTTCCGAGCGTGAATTCCGCTAGTTTGGTTGTTGCTGTGCCTCCCGTAGCCGGTCTGGTGCCATCGTAAATACGCAACAGCCCCGCATTGCCCACTGCGGAAGTGATCGGATCAAGCTGCGCGGTTCTCAGCGTTGAACTGTAGCCGGTTGTCATTGCACACCCTCCACTCTACCTTCGGCATCTCTAACAATCTTTTTCGGTCGCGCCATTTGCTGCATCACGCCCTTAATCGCGCCCATCGCCTCGTTGTGCATGTCGACCAATGGCCGGAACGCATCAGCTTGTTGTTGCGCTTGCTGCATTCCTTGCAGTTCCTCGTTAACCCGAGCGCCCGCGGCTTGCTGCGCGGCCATGCTGGACTGATCCAGCGCGTTTTTGGCGCCAATCTGGGCAATCAAGACTTTGGTTGCGGCATCAAGCTCGGATTTCTGCTGCTCAAATTCCATCCGCATGGTTTCAATCTGCGCGGTATTTTGCGCCTTCATCTGCTCAATCTGAGCGGCTTGCGCTTGTTTCTGCGCTTCGCGCTCGGCCTCCAACTGATTGCGTTGCTGTTCAACCGCGGCTTGCGTCTGTTGCTCTTGCTGGCGCAGTTGCGCGTCCATCTGTGCGCGTGCCTGCTCTTGCTGCGCGGTCATTTGTGCGACTTGCTGATCGTGCTGCAATCTGGCCTGTTCAATCTGCTGCGTAGCTTGCAGTTTCATCATTTCTGGGTTAGGCGCAGGCGGTTGAGGATTCGCCGCGGCTTGCTTCTGTTTTTCTTTTAGCTGGTCAAGCGCAAAATCAAGCGTGCCCTCTAGTGGTTTTGCTTGCTTAAACCCGCCAATGCCAAACGTCATCAGCTCAATCAGCATCGGGATCAGTTCCGGCGAGGACTGGCCAACCGGCAACGCCTCTTTCATTAACCCGCCGAACGCGGTCAGGAATTCGACCCGATCCTTCTTGTTTTGCTGCTCGTCCAATTGCACCAGGCTGTCAGAATCAACCTCAATCCTGAAGTTTCTCAGCGGGTTGTCCTGCATGAGCTGAATAGCCTGCGGGATCATTGCCTGATCCTCCGGGCTCATCTGTCCGGCAGCAGCGTAGAGCAGAATCGTCTGCGGCTGGAATTTCGTGCAGATGACTTGGGCTTTTAATCGGATCAGTTCACTGGCGAATAGCGCTACCTCCTCCTGCATCGAGCGCAGCCGGAGCCCGGCATACTGGCCTTTGATCTGCTGTGCGGTCGCGGTTTCGCTGGCTGCGCCCTGACCTCGGATGATGTCGCTGATGCCAGTAATCTCGTAAATCTGGCCTTTTATGTCCTCGCGCGCGCGATAGCAGTTAATCAATGCGCTGGCCAGCATGTCAATCGGCAGAATATCAATGCTGCCCTTTAGCCCGCCCTTTTCGCTAAACGCCATCCACTTGTCGACCGGAATCAACGTATTGTTGTCGCCCTCGGTCAGCAAGCGTTGCAGCGCCGGCTGGCTGGCGTCGTAAACGCCGCGAATCCGCAGCGCCTTAACCAGTCCGTCAATCCGGTCTGACAGAATATCAAGCTCGTTTGCCTGGTCTTGGTAAATTACGAAATCTGGCACAGGAATAAGGCTGTCGCTGGTCGTGGTGCTGTATAGCGGCTGCGGGCAAGGAAAGAATTGGTCAAGCTCCAACGGATCGTCGCGTTCGTCTATGATCGTCGGGCAGTTCTTAGACAGCCAATAGACCTTGCCCGATTCCTTATCCCACAGCTCGCATATCTTGGCGCGAGTGCGCTCTTTGGTGCTTTGGCCGTAGGTCGCCAGCGTTTCAGATCCCGAGTCTAGCGGGATTTGCTTGGCCATCTTGGCGCCAAAACGCTCGGTCAAGGCTTCTTTGGTCATGTAAACCCAGCGCCAAACGCAGGTCACTTCCTCCCAAGTGCGCGCCACAGAATGGCCAAAATCCTTCCAATGAACGTAATCGGTAGGGGCGCACTCGTATTCGATCTCCTCTTGCGGCTCAGCCTCGCCTGCCGTGTAGTCTTGACTCTCGGGATTTTCGGCGCCTTCCGGTGTTTGGCCTTCTGCTCGCTCATTTTCGATATCCTCCGTCACCTGTAGCCCGTCCTCGGGCATGTCAATTTGTTTGACGTGCGGCTCATAACGCACCCACGCAATGCCGCGGCCACCGAGAAACCGATCCTCGACCGCGTGTTTCATGGTCGCTCGGAAATCGGGATAGTGTTCAATCTCAAAATCCAATGCGCGCTCGATCAGCTGGCCAGCCACGCGGCCGACCGGATCATTGTCGCCAAACCTGCGCGCCGCCACGGCTTTAGGCAGCTTGGCGTAAACCGCGGGGATCAACGTCTGCACGTTTGACCACAGGATATTAAACTTGGCAGTTTCGTTCGTATGCTGGCTGCGGTTGTCGTCGCGGTAGCGTTTGACGATCTTCGCGCTGCGCGCTTCCCATTTCTTAAATTCGTTGTCGTATTGGCTGATGACGTTCAGCCACTTGTCGACGCCTGTGCTGGTTGGTTCCATTTATTCGCGTCCTATGATGTTCATGTGCGCCGGGTCGAATACGACGAAGTTGCTAGTGCCTTGTCCTGCGCCGCGTGAGCCTTGGTCTAGGTAGCGGATTCCCTTGATACCGATGCTATTTAGGTATTTGCTTGCCGCGTTACCGCCGTCGCCTTGCGTAAACTTTTTGGCAAGTGGCGATGTAAGCCTCTCGTAAAGTTCGCCGCCAGTTCGGGCCTCTCCGTTATACATAAACGAGAGTGTTCCGTCATTCTTAATTAAACCAGCGTCTTTAATGGCCTTCTGCACTTCCGGCGCTTGCTGACTTAGCGGCTTATCCCAATCCAGCATCTTCGCTATGTGTTCGTCGGGGAGGTCTACTTTGTAGAGGTTGCCTTTTGTCGCTATATTTCCTGATTCAAGCAAATCAATTGCTGCCTGAACCTGCGCTTTGGTTTCTGGAGATTGTTGTTTTGCAGCAGTACGTTGCACCATTTTTAGGTGTGATGTGGCTTTGCTTGTGTCGCCAAATTCATCAATTGTTTTTTGTGCAAGCCACGCTGGATCATCAAAATTTATTGTTGAAGGCTTTCCCTGCATTGCAGAGCCAACATAAGCTCTATCCGCTGAATAGATTCGGGCAGTTTGCGGATTCTCTGCCAAATAACCAGCTCCAACGCCATAAGCCTGCGCACCCTCGCCCGTCCCGATCTTCATTGGGTCAAACTCGCCCAGCGGATTCTTGGCTGTCGGCGGGAAACGATGCGGGGATCCATGCCACACGTTCATCCCCAGCGAGCCAGCAGGCGCCGGAGCCAGCCTGGACGCCACAACCCCGCCGCCCATCATGTTGGTTGCCAGCGGCATTGCTTCTTCCGGCTGCATCAGGTTGGAGTATTGAGGATTTGATGCGGTCGCCAGCTTCATCAGATCAGCCGCAACAGCAGGAACGTGCATTCCTTCTTTTTGGGAATACGGCAGGAACGTGCTGCGGTCCACTCTCGGATTTAGCCCAGCAGCTTCGTCTAGCGTTTGCGGTCCCGGCGTGTCAGTCAGCCCGGTCAGCGTTTCCGGGTTGTAGCGGTACATCAAAGCTCTGGCCAGCAAGTCGCTTTTTACATTTTGAGCAGACCGGTCTACCTGCTCGGCTTGTTTTCGTTCGCGCATCTTGCGCCCTTGCTCCAGCATGCTAGGGTTGCCAAACGCCGGACGGTCTTGCTCGTAACTCAGCGCCGCCGCTATGCGGTCAGATTCAGCCATGAGTAAATATCACATCCCTGTTAACCCGGTCGGCTATTTTGTAATCCATGTCGGCCAGTAGGTTTATCGTGTCCTCGTCTGTAAATCCGTATCGCTCGCCCAGCCCCTTTAGCTCCAGCGTGATAACCGGCCAGCTCGCCTCGATGGTTAAGATAGCGCCAAGAATAGCCTGGTGCTCGGATCCCTCGACATCGAGCTGCAGCAGGTCGCAATCGGTGACGCCCAGGCTGAC